CGGGCCGGGCTGGAGCACGAGATCAAGAAGGCGGTTCGGAAGAACAATGGCTGACCCGTCTCTGGCCCTTCAAGGAGCGATCAACACCAGGCTGCGGTCTGGTGTACCCGCCGTCAGCAACCGCGTCTTCGATCGCGTCCCGGCCGATGTCGTGTTCCCCTATATCGAGCTCGGCGAGTTCCAGACCGTCGACGACGGAGCGCAGTGCCATGACGGGCAGGAGGTCTATGCGACCTTGCATGTCTGGTCGCGCACCGTCGGCCAGGTCGAGACCAAGACGATCGCCGGAACGGTTCGCGGCTCGCTGCACGAGGCCGAGCTCGACCTCGGCGGAGACTGGCAGTTTCTCGAAATCGCGCACCAGGACACGCGATACCTGAAAGATCCTGATGGCCTGACCAGCCATGCCGTCCTGACTTTCCGCGCCCTGGTCGCCGCGGCCTGATTTCTTCCTCATCACCGGCTCATTCAACGGAGGCCATCATGGCGCAGCCGACCGTCTTCTCGTTCGGAAAGGGGCTCGTCTATCTCGGCGATGCGGCCAGTCCTGACGAGGTGTTCACCAAGCTCTGCGGCTTCAACTCGATCTCGCTCCAGATCGAGAAGGACACCAACGACGTCACGATCCCCGACTGCGACGATCCGGATGCGGCTGCCTGGCGCGCGACCGACGTGCTGGCGCTCGGCTGGACGGCGGAGTTCGAGGGCATCCTCGCTAAGGAAGCCGAGCCGCTGCTCTGGGCGGCGGTAAATGGCAGCGAGGCGCGCAACATCCGCATCCGCATCATCGGCGGCGGCTCTGGCGGCGCGACGCCGGACCTGCAGTTCTCCGGCAAGGCGCATCTGGCCGAGACGATCAGCGGCACTCGCGGCGAGAAGTACCAGGTCAGCGTCACCGCGACCGGCGACGGCGCCCTTGCCCGCGCCAGTGTGGCCGCCCTGTCGTGAGCGTCGGTGCTATCGATTTTGAATGGGCCGACGGAACGTATCGGTTCAATCTACCCATCGCTCAACTCGACGAGCTGCAGACACGTTGCGACGCCGGCCCCATGGTGATCCTGCAACGCCTCCAACACGGTGTTTGGCGGTGGCAAGACGTTTACGAGACGCTTCGGCTTGGCCTGATAGGGGCTGGCATGGAGGCCGTTTCCGCCATGAAGCTCTGCAAGCTGTATACTGAGAACCGTTGGCTGGAGAACGTGCCAGCGGCATATTCAGTCATGTACTGGACGCTTTACGGCCGGAAAGACCCGGTGGGAAAATCTCCGGCGGACGGGGAGGAGAGCGACCCGCCCGCCCGGATGGAAAGCTCGACTACAGAGACATCTATGGCTTCGGAGCCGTGATGGGTTTCACGCCTCAGCAGGTCGGCGCCATGTCGCTATGGGAATTCTTCGCCTGCGCCGATGGATATGCGAGGGCGAATATCCCCGAGGCGGCGAAGCGATCGAATGACGACGAGGGCGATCTCAGCGATCTGCGGGCGATGGTCGACGCGGCGCCGACGTATCTGCATTGAGGCCCGCCATGCCATCACTCGAAGACGAAGTCTGGTATGGGGTTCGTGCGGCGCTTGACCTTGATGTGCTTGCTGCGGATTTTCCCGAGCGAAGCACCGAGCATATTGCTGACCTGATACTTCGCAGCGGCGGCGACCGCCTTATTGAGGTCGTTCTCTCGCCCGCAGACGGGGCATCTAACCTTGGTATCAGTGTTCGGGGATGTGACGGCTTGAGCCGGCTTGTTGCACGCGCTGCAGAGTATCTTTCGGGTGTCGCTCATGATGCGCCTCAATCTTCCTGCCGCGGCGCATCGTGCAACGTAACCTGAGCGGGAGTCGAATCGTCAGTTCGCGCCTTAGGATGTGAGATAGGTCTCGATCTCGTCCAGATCGGCGCTGAAGGCAAATGAGGTCGAACCCAGAACCGCAGTGTTTGTCGCGGCGTCGATCAGCATATAGCCCCCAAAGTCGATAGCCTTAGGGTCGCGGCGCTTGGACTTCTGCAGCATCAACCCTTGGCGTTCCGCCATTCGGCGAAGCCGATTTTCACGGACTTTCGGGTTCTCGCTCATGCTGGGACCTATGCCGGAAATGATGCTTGACGTGATGCTGGAAGCGATGCTAGACAAAAATCAGGCCGGTGTGAAGCGCGAACTTCGACACCGGCCCTAACCGACGACCGATCTGGAGGATCGATCATGGCTGCTGCTGATTACCATGCCGGGCCGGCGCCCGGTAGCGTCACAGATCGGGAAAGTGTGACGGATGATCCCGAGATCTCCCGCAGGCCTGTCTCTCTGAATGACCGACTGGCTGGGTCATATCGGGACATGGAGAGCGCCATCTGCGGCGTCGCGCCGACCTGCAATGTGTTCGAGATCGTGATGGATCACGTGCTCGGCCGTGGCGACCGGAAGGGCGAACTGATCACCTTCACAATGGCCGTCGATGAGTGGAACGCCCTGTTCCATCAGATGTACCACGTTACCAACTCGGCGCGCGATCTCGTGCAGCTCTACGAGTCCGGGCTCGAAAACGCCGGCTGAATTCCTGACATCCAATCCGCCTCTGGCAGGGCGGTGACGAGCGCGAGAGTTTCAGAGCTTCATCGGCTCCGGCTCCGGCTTTCGCGAAAGCGAACCCGTGCGCTCCGGGCCTGCCAGGGCCGGGGCCGATGGAGATGAAAATGGCGAAGAAGACGCAGGAAGCCGAAATTACCGTCCAGCCGCTGCGGCGCGCGACGATTAAGCTCCGGATCATCGGCACCACGCCGCTGTTCCAGAACCGCCTCAGCGAGAAGATGCGGCAGTATTTCCTCACCGGCGGGCAGGGCCGGAAAACCAAGGCGGACAAGGTAGCGATCAAGCATGACCCGCTGAGCGAGTTCCGCAATAGTGCCGAGACGGTCGAGACCGGGCCGACCGCGCTGGGCCTTCGGGTCGTTGCGGTGAAGGCAGCGATGGCGACGGCGGCTCTTGAGACACCCCGCATGACGAAGTCGGCAACGCAGCGGCTGCTGTTCATGCCAGGCGACCACTCGGCGCTCTACGGCACGCCTCAATTGCGCATCGACGTCGTTCGATCGGCGGATATGGCGAAGACGCCAGACATGCGGACGCGTTGCTATTTGCCGAAGTGGGGTGCCGAGATCGAGATCGCGTTCATCACCCCGCAGCTTTCGGCCTCCGCAGTCGTGACGCTGCTTTGCAATGCGGGCGTGCTTATCGGCGTCGGCGACTTCCGGCAGGAGAAGGGGAAGGGCAGCTTCGGATGCTTCCGGGTGATCGGCGAAGGAGAGGACGACGAGGAGTGGAATGATCTCGTCGACAATCACGGCCGGCATGCTCAGGTCGCCGCTCTGGCGAACCCTGAATACGCCAACGCCGAGACGGCCGAGCTGATGGAGTTCTACGAGTGCGAGGTGAAGAGGAGGGCCGCCTGATGAGCCGCTTCACCAAGGAACTCCGCCAGCAGATCGTCCGCGAGTTCGCGATCCGGCACAACGGCACCTTTAATCCGGGCCTATTTCTGGAGGAGGTTCGGAAGGTCGGTGAGGGTCACCCGGCATACGAGTGGTTCGAGTGGGATCAGGAAGAAGCCGCCCGCCGACACCAGCTTGAGCAGGCGCGCGAGTTCGCTCGCGATCTGCGGGTGGTTTTCAAGATCGAAGAGATAGGCGGACGGAAGGCCGTCAAGGTTCGCGAGGCGGTGATGCCGATGCTTCTGTCACCGCTCAGCGGCCGTCAGAACGGCGGCGGGTACTATCTCGTCGAGCCGGATGATCCAGACCACATGCGAGAGCATTGTGCCCAGGCGGCGGTTGCTCTGCGCGGCTGGCTGAACCGGTACGCTGGAGCGCTCCAGTTCGTGAAGATGCCGTCGGGCGAGCTCGAAGAGATTGTGTCGGCTCTCGAAGCCGTCTCGACCAAGGCCGAAGCGGCCTAGGAACAAGCGCGGAGACCGAAAGGTGTGGCCATGATGGCCATACCTTCAGCCCTTCGGTCTGGCGGGGATCACGGCAGGGCAGGCATGGAATGGGAAGGCGGGGCGCTGCAAGGCGCGTCGAGGCGAGGGGTGTCCAGGCGAGGCAGGCGGGGCAAGGCCCGGGGAGTCGAGGCCCGGTGTGGCGGGTCAAGGCAGGCAAGACGGAGCAGGCCAAGCCGAGGTGTTGGGCCGCGACACTCCATAAAGGGTGTCGCGGCTAACGCTCATGGCTTCTTCGGCTGAAGAAGTTGCTTCACAAAATCACTGTCTATATCGGGCTGCGCCTTCTTCAGCGCGACCACATCACGCACAAACGCCTCGACGTCCACTCTACACCGCACTTCGTCGGCTGCGTTGAGTCGAGAGCCGTTGACCAGAATGCCGGCAAATGCGCCGAGCGCCGTCAATACACCCACCACAATCGCTTTCTGCATCGCGCCCTCCTGACGGCGCAGGCGTAGCATGTTCACTTCGGAGCATCCAATGGCTGGGCAAGACTTGGTTGTCGCCGTAGGCGCTAATATCGCTGCGCTTGAACGAGAGATGAAGGCGGCAGCCAAGGTTTCCGAGAAGGCGGCTGAAGACATCGAAAAGCGATTCAATAAACTGAACCCTTCAGTGTCTACGTCGGTACTGACCGGCGCGCTCAAAGGTTTTGCGGCGGCCTTCACTGTCGACAAACTCATCCGCGGCCTCGCCGACGCCAATGCCGAGCTCGTTCGGATCGGGGAAACTGCGAAGCGGGTCGGTCTAGACCTGCAGCGTTTCCAGGAGCTCCAATTCGCTGGCCGTCAGAACGGTCTTGCTAGCAAGGACTTCGGCACTGGACTGGAGGGGTTAGGAGAGAAGCTGAACGAGGCGCGTCAGTCTGAGAACGACCTCACAAAGCTCTTCGCCGACAACAACGTCAAACTGAAGGATCGGAAGGGCGAGGTCATCGGCATCAACGATGCCTTAGGGCAGGTCGCCAATCTCGTCCGAAACGCCGCGACCGAGTTCGACAAGATCAAGATCGCGGAAGCAGTTGGTCTGACGCGCGATTGGGTCCCCTTGCTGGAGCAGGGGGCGGAGGCGATCAACCAGCAGGCCGCAGCGGCTTCGGCCGCCGGCGCTGTGATCGACTCGGAAGTCATCAAGAAAGCGAAGGATTTCGAGCGAGACTGGGCGCTTGCTATTGATCGTTGGGCGACGCTCTTCAAGTCGAACATTGGCGGGATCATCGAGTTCGTTGATGTCTTAATCAAAAAAGCAAGCGGCCTACTCGGCATGGTTTCCGACTATGCCGCACGTGTCTCCGCGATGGAGGAGATCAAGGAGAAAGGGCTCGGCGCCTCGCGAGAAAGCTTGGAGTATGCGGTCAAGCGCGGCCGTGAGAACGGGGTGTCCGACGCGGATTTGTCCGCGGCGGTAAAGCAGATTGAGGCCCTGAAAAAGCTGGAGGCGGAGGCCGCCAAGTCGAAGCCAATTGAGCTTACTGTCAACCCGGCCCGGTCGGGCAAAGCCACCGACACCTCCTCACTGTACAACAAGGGCGGCGGCGGCGGCTCCGGTGGCGGCAAGTCCGAGGAGGAACAGGCTCAGGATCGGCTCGACCGATACATCGAAAGCTTGATCCGCCAGCGTGCTGTCTTGGAGGCTGAAGCCGCGAC